GAAATGACACGAAATCCTTTATTTTATCTTATCCTCGTCTTTGGTATCATTGCCATGATGAAGATAGTCTATAAATCCGACAATAATCGACAAATGCAATGTACTCAACGCATTTGTACCACACTACCTCAACTTCATCCCGATTGTAACAAATGACAATTCCTAATTTCAAATCTCAAGATGATTGCCAAGAGTTCTTGAATCTATTTGATGATCGTTGGCAAGTAAAGTTTGAACTGCTTAATCGTGTCAAGGATGATATGTTTCCCGGATACAACTGGGATCAAGTCCAAGGACAAACACTTGAAACTATCAATGACATCACACAGTCTCTTCTGTATGATGTAGAGTATACATTCAAAGAGAAACATCCAGACTACAAGACTGAGGACGATGACATTTTCATTCCTCGTGAATCATTCAAAGAAACTGTAAAAAAAGCAATCGACGAAGCATTGGAAAAGAATGACTGATAATGGCGAAGATAGTATTCCTATGTGGGTCTATGTTGCTGGCATAGGTATTATGATCTTTACAATATTCTGTTTTGGTATTATGTTACTTGGAATGCTTACATACTAAATATTGAAAATACGGAGAGTAAATGAATCCTGGTAGTATTCGCCCCGTCATCACAACGATGGCGGGGTATTTTATTGGAACGATGACAGTTGCACTTCCTGTGCTGATCGTGTTATTATTGTAGAGATATATAAGAGAGATATTCAAACAACATGAAAATTTTCCTGGATACTGCCGATACCCGTGAGATTCGTCACTACTATCAAACTGGACTTATTGATGGCGTGACAACAAATCCTTCTTTGATTATGAAAAGCGGTAGAAAACCTGATGATGTATATGAAGAGATTAAAGAGATTGGTATTCGAGATATCAGTATGGAGGTTGTTGGAACTCAACAACAAATGGTTGATGAGGGGATGAGACTTTTTGAAAAGTTTGGTTTCTGCACGACTGTGAAAGTTCCTTGTACAAGACAAGGAATTGGAGCATGTAAGAGATTGAGTGATGCTGGTATTAATGTTAATGTAACTCTTATTTTCTGTGCTGCACAGGCAATTATTGCCACAAGAGCAGGAGCAAAATATGTTTCTCCTTTTGTAGGAAGACTTGATGATCAGTCTGTTGCTGGTCTTGAAGTAGTTCGTTCTATCTCAGAACTCTATCGTATTCAGGGTGCTCCAACAGAAGTTCTTGCTGCTTCGATTCGTAGTGTTCAAAGAGCAGTAAGGTCTTGGTATAATGGTGCTTCTGTTGTTACAATGCCACCAAAAGTATTTGATCAAATGTATGATCATATTTTGACCGATAAAGGAATGGAGATTTTTGATAAAGATTGGGAAGCAGCAGGTCTAACTAAATAATCATAAGCCGCAAATGCTTATGCAAGTTCCACATTCACCCCAGCACTATCTCTTCAACTTACATACAACAAGTCCGGGAGAAGCAAAACGAATGTGGAGACAGAAGATAAAAGATAAATGGGATAATCAGTGTGCTTATTGTGGATCAGATGAGCACCTGACTATTGATCATGTAGTTCCAAGATCAAAAGGAGGTACAGATTTTACACGAAATGTTGTCTGTGCCTGCCACGATTGCAATCAAAATAAAGCACATACTCCTATGGAAGAATGGTATTCTTCCCAGGAGTTTTTTAGTATGGATAGATATGAAAAGATAAAGGAGTGGATGAAACCTGATCCACCAGCAAATCTTTTTATTTATCGTCCAAGGCGTAATAATGCTACCTGAATAAATATATAGAAAGAAAGGTTTTAGATAAATATAATGTCTGATATTAGGGTCAGAGTAGGACAAGAAAATTCTGTAAAAGTTATTGCTTCCCAATCTGGACCTAAGGGTAATACTGGGTCACAAGGAACCGATGGTACTCAGGGTACTGATGGTACTCAGGGAACTACAGGTGCTGGTACTCAAGGTACTGATGGCACACAAGGTACTGATGGAACCCAAGGTACTGATGGAACCCAAGGAACCACAGGTACTCAAGGTACTGATGGTACTCAGGGAACTGACGGTACTCAGGGAACTGACGGTACTCAGGGAACCGATGGTACTCAGGGAACTACAGGTGCTGGTACTCAAGGAACTGATGGTACTCAGGGAACTGACGGTACTCAAGGTCTTGATGGAACCCAGGGAACTACAGGTGCTGGTACTCAAGGAACTGATGGTACTCAGGGAACTGACGGTACTCAGGGAACTGACGGTACTCAAGGTCTTGATGGAACCCAGGGAACTACAGGTGCTGGTACTCAAGGAACTGATGGTACTCAGGGAACTGACGGTACTCAAGGTCTTGATGGAACCCAGGGAACTACAGGTGCTGGTACTCAAGGAACTGATGGAACCCAAGGTCTAGATGGTACTCAAGGTCTTGATGGAACTCAAGGTACTGATGGTACTCAGGGAACTACAGGTTCTGGTACTCAGGGAACTGATGGTACTCAAGGTACAGATGGTACTCAAGGTACAGATGGTACTCAGGGAACTACAGGTGCTGGTACTCAGGGAACTGATGGAACCCAAGGTGCAGATGGTACTCAAGGTACAGATGGTACTCAGGGAACTACAGGTGCTGGTACTCAGGGAACTGATGGAACCCAAGGTGCAGATGGTACTCAAGGTACAGATGGTACTCAGGGAACCGATGGTACTCAGGGAACTACAGGTGCTGGTACTCAAGGTACTGATGGCACACAAGGTACTGATGGTACTCAAGGAACTGATGGAACCCAAGGAACCACAGGTACTCAGGGAACTGATGGTACTCAAGGTACTGATGGAACCCAAGGAACCACAGGTACTCAGGGAACTGATGGCACTCAAGGTACTGATGGCACTCAAGGTACTGATGGCACTCAAGGTACTGATGGCACACAAGGTACTGATGGTACTCAGGGAACTGACGGTACTCAGGGAACTACAGGTGCTGGTACTCAAGGAACCGATGGTACTCAGGGAACCACAGGTACTCAAGGTGCAGATGGAAACTTTGGAGGAGCAACATTTGATTACACATTTGATAATGGAACTACAGATGCAGATCCTGGTGATGGAAGATTAAGATTTAATTCTACAAATTTATCGAATCCTTCTTTAGTACTTTATATTAATGATGCAGATGATAATAATATCAATATTGACACATTCTTACGGACAATTGATGATTCCACATCTTCCATTAAGGGTCATTTTAGGATATCAAAACGTTTAGACGCTAGCGTTTATACCATTTTTACTATTGATAGTTCTATAACAGAGGAAACTGCTTATTTTAAAGTTCCCTGCACACGTCTTAATGGTCAGACTAGTTATAGTAATAATGATGATATAATTATCACTTTTGCCAGAACTGGTGATATAGGTGATGATGGTACTCAGGGAACCACAGGTACTCAGGGAACTGGCGGTACTCAAGGAACCGATGGAACTCAAGGAACCACAGGTACTCAAGGAACCGATGGAACCCAAGGAACCGATGGAACTCAAGGAACCACAGGTACTCAAGGAACCACAGGTACTCAAGGAACCGATGGTACTCAAGGTACAGATGGAACCCAGGGAACTGATGGTACTCAGGGAACCGATGGAACTCAAGGAACCACAGGTACTCAAGGAACCACAGGTACTCAAGGAACCGATGGTACTCAGGGAACCGATGGAACTCAAGGAACCACAGGTACTCAAGGAACCACAGGTACTCAAGGAACCGATGGTACTCAAGGAACCGATGGAACTCAAGGAACCACAGGTACTCAAGGAACCGATGGAACTCAAGGAACCACAGGTACTCAAGGAACCGATGGAACCCAAGGAACCGATGGAACTCAAGGAACCACAGGTACTCAAGGAACCGATGGAACTCAAGGAACCACAGGTACTCAAGGAACCGATGGAACTCAAGGAACCACAGGTACTCAAGGAACCGATGGTACCCAGGGAACTACAGGTGCTGGTACTCAGGGAACTGATGGGACCCAAGGTCTAGATGGTACTCAAGGAACCGATGGTACCCAGGGAACTACAGGTGCTGGTACTCAGGGAACTGATGGAACCCAAGGTCTAGATGGTACTCAAGGTCTTGATGGTACCCAGGGAACTATAGGTGCTGGTACTCCAGGTGAAGATGGTCCTGGTTTAAGGTTTGATATCGGTATAACAACAACAATCTATCATTCGGCTTCTAATGATATCGATGGTTTTGTTGCCGTTGCAAAATCTTTCCCATCAACAGCAGGAAAAACTTATGAATTACTAAGCATACATGCTGCAAATATATCTCCCGCAGATGTTTATTTTACCTCACATGTTGATTTCAATACTGGAAGTAATACTTGGAATGGTGTTCCTTTAACTAATAAGGTATTAGTTCCATACCAAGGAGCACTTGAAGTTATCGATCAGTCATTGGTCATGAACCCTCAAGACAAATTAAGATTTGCATCCTTTGTTGGAGTAGGAACCACTGCTGCCGGAGTCAATAATGCTTTAGATTGTTGGGTTACTTATAAAGAAAGAACTGATACAACTTATGTTGGAATTGCAGCATCTATAGGAGTTACTGGAATTCATACTGTATTTACGGCAAGTTCAAATCCATTCTCATTAAATGTAATCAATTTGACAAATTATAGTGATATTTTGGATGTAGATGTTTCTGTTTCTATTTTTAGATTAGGAACAATCAGACAAGGTTATCTTGTCAAAGAGTTGACAATACCACAGAATAGTGTGGTTCAAATTCTACAAAAAGAAAAAAGAATTGAACCAACGGATGCAGTTGTTGTTGAGGTTGGAGTTACAAGTTCAATATCAGTTAATCTTTCCGGAAGATATATAACTTGATGTGAATATTATTTTTGATGTTTAATATTAAAAAGGGGGAGTTATTTCCCACTGTATTTTACAGTTCTAATATTTTTGATGAAAAAGAAAATGAAAAATATAAAAATTTTTTGATTGATCTATCTAAAAAAACTTCTGGAAAGATAAGAAGTAATAGAGGTGGATGGCAAAGTGATACTGATCTCTGGAATCAAGAAATTTTTAAACCACTCTTAGAAAAGACGACAATTATTGCACAGAATATTATTGCGGATATAAGTAAAAAAACACCACAAATGGTTATTAGATCCATGTGGGGAAATATTAACCCAAAAGGAGGAATGAATTTTTCTCATGTTCATCCATCTGGTTGGATGAGTGGAGTATATTATATACAATTATCAAAAGATAATAATTCAATCATGTTTGAGGATCCACGACCAGCAAGAATGATGGATTTCCAAAGAAGTTGTTTAATTAAAGATGAGTATTTTACACATCAGGTAGAGATTGGAGATTTACTTTTATTTCCATCCTGGCTTCCACATTCTGTTGTACCAAACACATCAGACGAAAATCGTATTTCCATTTCCTTTAATATTGAGTTATTAGTATGAGCGTTTTAATTGCACTGCCTTGTTATGGCGGACTTGTTAGTGATAAAACTGCCAAGGGATTGTTTAATCTTGGCAAAGATTTGAGATCAAATCAAATTGATCATGGTTTGATTACTCTTGCAAATGAGAGTCTAATCACAAAAGGTCGATCAAGGATTGCCAATTTCTTTATGAATAATACTCAATATGAGTATGTAATGTTTATTGATGCTGATGTTGGATTCACTTCTGAAGATGTATTAAAACTTCTATCACATCAAAAGGATATTGTATGTGGCGCATATCCAATGAAGAGTATTCCATTACAATACAATTATAATATCTCTCAACCACCGGTAGCAGAGAATAGTTTGGTAAAGATTGAAAGTATTGGATTTGGTTTTGCTCTTATTCACCGTAGAGTATTTGAAAAAATAAAAGAGAACTATGAAGATCTAAAATATATTCCTGCACAGGGGCATTCTACCTATCCAATTACTGAAGCAGAATATTATAATTCATATCACTATTTTAATGAATTGAAAAAAGACATGAGTTATCTTCCAGAAGATTTTTCGTTCTTTGAAAGAGCAAAGAGTGTTGGATTTACCGCATGGTTAGATACAACAATTCGTTTGTGCCATGTTGGTTCTCATGTATTTCAGGAAATAAATATAGAAAAATAGAGTGTTATAAATGGCTGGCGTATTTGGTTTAAAGACGACATATAAAAAACAAATTAAGGATATTTGGACTTCTTATGATCCTCAGTATGGTTATATATTTTCTTCTTCAACCGAAATTGACCAGTATGATTTTAACAATAGTACTACTAAACTTAGCGATATAAGTTTATCTCTTCAACAATCTTCCATTTCTGGAATGGTTGGTAAAGAACATGCTTATGCTGTTGGTGGATATTCTAGTTTAGTTAGTCCAAACTATATATCCAGCGTTGATAGAATTGATTTTACAACTCATGCTCGTGCTTCTGTAAGTGGACTTGATACTACGAATTGGTGGACAAGTAATAGAGTTAATGCTCAAAATGCAACCATGTCAACAATCAAATATGGATATGGAATGGCATGTCATGGTTATAGTAGTAATCATTTGGGTAGTGGAATTGATAGAGATAATGCTCTCGTATATTCCACTTCCAATGAAACAGTATCTAGTCCTATTTATTTCCCAAGTCCAACACCAGAAGGGATGTTTTTGACCCAGACTGCTGCTGTTGAAGCACCAAATCAATCTAAATTTGAGTTTGGATATATTTCTGGTGGTTATGGCAGAATACCCCCATCTAACCCCCATGCATATCGAAATATTATTAGAAAACTTGATTTTTCATCCAAAGTAGTTTCTACTTTACCTGGTGTTTTATCAAATATTAAAGCAGAACATAGTGGTGCAAGTAGTAAAGAACATGCTTATTTTTTTGCTGGAATGGGTCCTTCCGGATCATGGAACTCAGTAAACAAGATCGAATTTAGTAGCGATACAGTGTCTCCCTCGACTTCATTTCCAGTTAATCTTAGAAATGGTGGAGCATTTCCGGATGGAAATAATTTTGCTTACGTTGTTGGCGGAAAACCAACTTATAATGCTCCCAATAATACAACAAATATTTACAGATTTGATTATTCAAATTCCACTTATACCTTAGGAACCGAAAAAATATCTGCCGAAGCAGCAGCGGTAACAGCATTTGCAGAATCGCCAAGAAAACCAATCACTAGATTTTCAACCATTTATACTGCTAAAAATGGAAATCCAATTTCACAATCTTATGGTTACTTTGCCGGTGGGTTTGCTCCACCTCAGGTTTGCACCATTGACCGCATTGATTTTTCTAGTGAAACTGTAGTAGGACCACCAGTTCATGGAGCAAATTTAACTCAAGCAAGAAATAATTTAGCAGCAGTTTCTAATTCCAATTATGGATATTTTGCTGGTGGTTTTGCCCCACCTTTGGTTAATCTTATTGATCGACTTGATTTTTCTAACGAAACAGTAGCAGTACCTACAGTAGGAAATGGGTTAAGTCAACAAAGAACTAATCTTTGCGCACTTTCCAATTCTAATTATGGTTACTTTGCCGGTGGTAATAATGGAGTTACGCGGTATTGCGTCATTGATCGTCTAGATTTCTCCAATGAAACAGTAGGAACACCACCAGGAGGATTAACTAAACCAAGAAGTGCATTAACAGCACTATCTAATTCAAATTATGGTTACTTTGCCGGTGGCAATGATGCGGTGAGTTATTTTAATACTATTGACCGAATTGATTTTTCTACCGAAATTGTGGCAGTGCCTCCAGTAGGAAATGGGTTAGATAAAATAACAGAAGGTTTAACAGCAGTCTCTAGTTCTAATTATGGTTACTTTGTTGGTGGTTCTAGTCCAACAATTCCAGGTGACACTTGTGCCATTGATCGTTTAGATTTTTCCAGTGAAACTGTAGTAGGACCACCAGTTCATGGAGCAAATTTAACTTTAAAGAGACGATACTTAGCAGAAAGTTCCAATTCCAATTATGCTTACTTTGCTGGTGGTTATAATGGAACTACGTGGTATTGCACCATTGACCGTATTGATTTTTCCAGCGAAACAGTAGCAGTACCTTCAGTAGGAAATGAATTAACTCAAGCAAGATATGGTTCAGCAGGAGTCTCAAACTAACTGATAAATAATCAAAACTACATTATTCTATATGAAATCTGGTGCGACTGAAAGTTCTTTTCATTATCTTTCTCAACATTATACTTTTCCAGAAAATGTTGATGTGCAGAGAACAACGCATGAAATTATAAAGTCAGATAAAAAATATAAAATTATCTGGGCACATGATAATTGTGACCAGATGGGACACAAAGATCTTCCACAACATGTGGATAAAGTTGATGGAATCGTTTGCGTTTCAAATTGGGAAAGGGAGCAGTTTATAAAGTATAACAGAGCACCAGCAGAGAAACTTCATGTTATTCCAAATGGAGTGCATGAGATGTTTCGTCCATCTGGAAAACCAAAGTCAAAGACTTGTATTTTCTTTTCGGCACCACACAAAGGAGTTGCTCCTTTGGTTCCTATTTGGAAAGAAGTTATTAAGCATCATCCAGATGCAAAACTCAAAGTATTTTCTTCCATGTCTCTTTATGGAGATATTCAACCAGGCGAAGGGGATAATGAAACTGTCACTGGACCAAATGGACTAGAACCATCACCATTTATTCCTGTTTATAAAGAACTTAAAGAACTTCCTGGTGTCGAATATTCTCCTTGTATTGATAGAGAAGAACTTCTTTCTCATATTCAGGATGCTGCTTTTTATATCCATCCTAATGTCTGGGAGGAAACCTTCTGCGTGTCTTTGGCAGAAGCAATGTCTTGTGGATGCTTTCCTATTACAACAGGCATGGGAGCACTTCCAGAGACTTCTAACTGGATGGGTAAATATATTCCAATGTCAGGACAGAATACTTTAAGAGGTTGGATTCCTGATGAAACTTTTCATAAAAACTTTGCCGAGGAAGTAATTCGTGCTCTTTCGGCATTTGATAAGGTTAGAGATGAATATAATGATATATCAAAAAAAATATCAATGTATGCCACAAAAAATTATAATTGGAAAATAATATCAAATAAATGGAAATATTATATAGATGTTATAACAAAAAAAATTCCAATTTTTATTTTTGAAAGAATGACTATGGATGAAATTATTTTTAATAATGTTTATATTAAAAATGATTATCAAATTAAAAATTTAAAATCTACTGATGTTGTAATTGATATTGGAGCACATCGCGGATCTTTTTCAAAATTGTGTCTTGATCTTGGATGTAAAAATGTTGTTTCTTTTGAACCAGAAAAAGAAAATTATAACTTATTACAAAAAAATTTGGAAAGTTATTCCGGTGTTAGAACTTTTAATATGGCAGTCTATGGACACAATGCTAATGAAGTAGATCTTTATTCATATCCAACAAAGTGGAATACTGGTATGAATACATTATACAATATTAAACAAGAAGGATATAAAAATTATTCGATTCAAAAGGTACGGTGCATATCTTTAGATGATATTTTAAATCAATTGGAAAGAGTGCGATTAATAAAAATAGATACAGAGGGATCGGAGTTTGAAATTATTATGAACTCGAAACTTCTACATAAAGTCAATGAAATTGTTGGGGAATTTCATAACAACGTAACTTCAAAATTTAACATCAATAATTTAGTTTCATTCTTAAAAAATAAAAATTTTACAATAGACCTTGAATGGGAAAATGATTGTTCCGGATTATTTTTTGCCAAAAACAACAACCTAAATAAATCAAGTTGACATCATAATTTAACGGAGTTTTATGTCTGATAATTACAATGAATTTGCACTGGCTAAAGCAGAAGATGTTTTAGATGAAGAAAAAAATAAAGAATTTACATTAAAAGCTCTTTCTGAATGTAATCGTTGGAGAGCATCTGAAATTGAATTAGCACAGGGAAGATCAAATTTCCAAATTGAAAAGTTTATTATTCATGACAACTTTACAATTCCATCGGCATTTAAAGCAGCAATTATTAATAGAAAGTCTGTTGCCGAAGGATTACTTTCCAGCATTCAAGAAGCAAAAAAACATGCTAGGGAATTTCATTTCAAATGGGAAGGTAAAGATAAATCAAAACCAATTTGGTGGAAAACCAGAGATGGTGGAGAAGAACTTTGTTGGTATGATATTGACGAGTTTCATTTTCATCGTTTTATTGATGGATTGAATTCTGGGTTCAAGGCACAAATTGATGAACTATCTTTTTTCGATAAAGTTATTGAAAGACTTATTGAGTTAAATGGTGGTCATCCTCCAACCAAAGCAGAATTTGATGCCGACCAACCAGTTTATTGGGAAAGAAGATTTGCAAACCAAGCACTTGATGATTTACTAGCAGCACAAACTGGTGTGTCAGGTGGAAATATTCGTTCTATGAGAAGAGCAACGGCACCAACTGTTCTTGATGATGATGTTAATAGAATTAAGGAAGGATATGCTGACCCAACAAACGCAAGGGAATTCCTTGAGAGCCTTCAAAAGCATGTTGCTTCTGGCATTGAAGAAATCAGTGGGATGACAGAAAAACTTCTTGGGGGTAAAGAAGAAACAAAGCAATTAGAACAAGAAAAGGTACCACTTTTTAATAACGATCTACGCCAGTAATTAAATGCCAGGAGATATATTCGGTCTCAGGACAAATAGTAGTAAATTATATGACAAACAAGTAGACAATACTTGGCCGGAGTCTGCTAACTATGGTTACTTTGGTGGTGGTTCTACTCCAGGACCTGTTGTTTGTACCATTGACCGTATTGATTTTTCTAATGAGACTGTATCACTACCTGGATCATCATTAACTAGAGCAATCACTAATACAATATCAACTTCCGGTTCCGATTATGGTTATGGTTATTTTGGTGGTGGTTTTCCAGGAGTTGGCGTTACGGATGAAGTTGACCGTATTGATTTTTCTAATGAAACTGTAGCAGTACCACCAGTAGGAAGTCAATTAACTCAAGCAAGAAATGCTTTAGCAGGAGTTTCTGGTTCAGATTATGGTTATTATGCTGGTGGTCGTGATCCTGCTCTTACTCCAGATCGTGTTTGCACTATTGACCGCATCGATTTTTCTAGTGAAACTGTAGCAGTACCACCAGTAGGAAGTCAATTAACTCAAGCAAGAAATGCTTTAGAAGGAGTTTTTAGTTCCAATTATGGTTACTTTGCTGGGGGTGACAATCCAATATCTGGCGGTTATAAAAATACTATTGATCGCATTGATTTTTTTACCGAAACTACAGTTGCACCAGGAAATAATCTAACTAAAACAATATCTACTTCCGCAGGAGTTTCTGGTTCAGATTATGGTTATTTTGCAGGTGGTTCTTCTCCACCTTATGTTTGCACCATTGATCGCATTGATTTTTCTAGTGAAACTGTATTAGAGATAGGAGGTACTTTATCTGTAAGTAGACAAGGTTCAGCAGGAGTTTTTAGTTCCAATTATGGTTATTTTGGTGGTGGTTTTGACGGATCACGTTTTTGTACCATTGACCGCATTGATTTTTCTAATGAAACTGTAGTAGGACCACCAGTTCATGGAGCAAATTTAACTCAAGCAAGAAATTCTGTAGCAGGAGTTTCTGGCAGACAAACAAGAATAAGACGAACAACTGATAAAACTGGAAGTTCTGTCAGTGGATACGGTTTTTATTTGATGAACGGACTTCCTTCTGGAAGTGCTCCTGGGCAAAGAAATATAATCGATTATGCGACTGAAACTCAAACTACCCCACCAACAGATATGGCTGGTACAGCACAACCTCATGGTAGTATATTTACAAGTATTGATTATGGATATCAAGTAAAAACCGGAACAACAATTTTGGATAGATATGAATTTAAGAATGATACTAGAAGTGCTTTAGATAAGCTTTCAGCAGCAGGAACAGGAAGTTCTTTTAGTAATAATCACTATGGATATTCTACCAGACAGAATGAAACGAATGGTAATAGATACGATAAATCAACAGATACTGATACAATTATAGCAAATATAATATCAGTATCCACAACTCGAACCCCAAGTGGTGTAGCTAATTTTTCTTCTCCTTATTATGGATGGTTTTCTATGGGACAAACTCCAGGATTACCTCCAGTTAGAGCGAGTATTATAGATCGTTTAGAATTTTCAACTGAAACAACTAGTATTGCTCCAGTTCCCACTACATATAGAGTACAGGGCACGGCTGGAGGTAAAGATCTTGTAGGAAGTTATGGATATATCTTTGGTGGTAATGGTCTCTATACTAGCAGTTATTTAAATGTAGCAAATAAATTTGATATGGAAACAGAAACATTTTCTCCAGGAGGGACATATTGTCCTGCTCCCGTAGGAAGAATGGATCTTACCGTAGGGTTATCCAAACATTATGGTTACATAGGACCTGGATACAGACCACCAACTACTCTAAATCGAATGGATAGGTATGAATTTTCCACAAATACTAGTACATCTCCATCAACAACAATGTCAAGTCCTTCTGTACGCGCTTCTCATTGTTTCCCATCAGACATTGCGGTCTAAATATAAAAAAGTGATAAGATAAATGGCAGGAGTATTCGGTCTTTCTGATTTTAGAGTAGAACAGTTAGAAGGTAATATAGATGAATCTGCCAACTATGGTTACTTTGGCGGTGGAATTGATGTTCAAAATACCCCAACTACTATTGTTGATAAAATAGATTTATTTAATGAGACTACATCAGCACCAGGTAATAACCTTCAAACTGCTTTTTCCTCTCTTACGGGAATTAGTAATTCATTATATGGTTATTTTGCTGGCGGATATAATCCTACAACTGGATATGTTGGAACTAATGTAATTTCACGTTTAGATTTTTCAAATGAATTATTAACATCTCCACTTACGGGAAGTCAATTAACTCAGGCAAGATGGGGATTGGGAGGAATTTTTAGTCCACAATACGGTTATTTTGCGGGCGGTCGTTCTAATCCAAATGCTTCTTTGGGACAAGTTTGTACTATAGATCGTATAGATTTTAGTAGTGAAACAGTAGCAGTTCCTCCAGCTCCTGCACCAAATCAATTAACGAGTGCTAGAGCAACTTTTGCTACTTTCAACACCAGTGATTATGGTTATTTTTTTGGTGGATCTTCTCCACCTTATAATTGTGTTGTTGATCGATTAGATTTTTCTAATGAAACTACATCAGCACCAGGGAATAATTTACCAATTGCTAAATCTGGTCAGGGATCAGTCTATACAAAAAACTATGGATATGCAGCTGGTGGACAACATCCGCCAAATGCATTTATTTGTACAATAGATCGTTTGGAATTTTCTAGTGAAACTATAGGGGTGGCGCTAATAGGTTTTACTGAAGAGCGTAATACATGGAGTGGAGTTAGTGGGTTAGATTATGGTTATTTTGCTGGTGGATTTCACCCACCATCTTTTGAATATAGTAAGATTACTCGTCTTGATTTTTCAAATGAAACTACATTTGCACCAGAAGCTCCATCAACATTTAATTTGCCAGCAGGTAGAAATGAGTTGGCATCATTTAGTGGTGGAAAATCAGTAAATTCTAGGATTAGAAAATCCACTGATAAAAACGGAAAAAGCATAAGTGGCAAATATGGATATTATGGTGGAGGGGAACTTCCAGGTTTTCCTTATCAAAACATAGATCGGATGGAATATGCAACCGAAACGATGACAACGCTTCCTATTGATGCTCAGTTAGCTCAACGTAGATCTGAACTTTCTGCTGCCGGAAATAGTAACTATGGATATTTTATAGGAGGACTTTCTAAACCCCAAGCTAGTTCCAAAATAGATCGAATGGATTTTAGTAATGAAACTTTAACTGATAATCTTTCATTGAATCCTCCAGCTTTTGGCGGTTCTGGAATTAAAAGAACAACATCACTTGCAAACAATAATTATATTTACACTGCTGGTGGTGCTGGACCCGCTGGAGGAGATGATGATGAAGTTACAAGAATGGATTTGTCCACAGAAGTATTAACTTCTAGAAATATGTTAACATATGACAGAGCATGGATGTCTTCACTTAAGACCCCAAGTTATGGATACTTTTGTGGAGGAGAAGGACCTCCTCCATTTGGGGGATCGGAGAAAAGCACATATGATAGGTTAGATTTTTCCACAGAATCAGTAAATAATTCTGGTTTTATGATTACAAAAAGACAAGAATTTGCATCATTTCAAAGTCCCGAATATGGATATGTGGCAGGTGGTGGTGGATGGCCCACATATCAATGTCGTATAGAAAGACTAGATTTTTCTTCTGAAACATTTAGTTATACAACAAATTCTATGCCAGAGGGCAGGGAAGGGTTGAATGCATTCTGCAATGAAAATTTTGGATACATTGCCGGTGGATGGAGTCCAGGAAGTAGAAGTGTAATTGATAGAATGGAATTTTCAAGTGAAACTATGTCATTGCCTGGAGTGCAGTTGCAAAAAGGAAATTCTTATTGGGCAGCAACAGTTTCTGATAATGGAATAACTCATACTTAACACATAAATACTGAAAACTATATTATTCTATATGGATATTTTACTTGGAAAAATATTAATTCAACGCAATGTTGTAACAAAGGAAGGATGTAAATATCTAACTGATTATGTAAAAAAATCACCCAAAGATAGAATGGGTGTTTATGATGCAGAGAAATCAAATGATACTAGACAAGATGAGCACAAAATAGATCCTAAAGTAAGAGATGTTTTGTGTGCTGATATAAGTCCAATTATAACAGAAGTTCAATGTCTTTATGAAGACATTGTTAAAAATGTGATTAATCCATTTTATCAATTTAAAGTCAAGGATAGTGAAATACCACAGTTCCTTTATTATGAAAAAGGTGGACACTATAAACCTCACTATGACGGCGAAGGATTATGGACAAATCCTGATGGAACACAACAATGGAAAAAGACTATTGATAGAGACTTATCAACGGTTCTTTTTTTAAATGATGATTTTGAAGGTGGGGAATTTGTTTTTCCTGCATGGAATATTAGTATAAAACCAGAACCGGGATTGTTTATTGCCTTTCCATCAACACATCATTATCTTCATGGTGTTCAACCAGTTATTTCTGGAGAAAGAATCGCAAGTGTTTGTTGGATGAGAGTTGAAGGTGTTCCAACAAAAGAAGATCAGGATAAAGCAATATCGGAAAAGTATGGAATTCAAGCTTATTGATTTAAAAGATTATAACATTTTTGATTTTTATCATAAGCATAGTCAGCACATGGACCACTCTTTCTAACATAATGCAAAAATAATTGCATAAACTGATCACCTTCTTTACATCGAAGAGGTGCTCTCCAGTGGGGAACTTTTATTCCAAGGTATGCTAATCCATGCCCAATAGGAGTTACTACTTTTCTTCTTTTTCCTTGAAGATCTTGAAGTTGTATAGGCCAATCTACTGTTCCATCTATATTCATAGTAACTGATACTTCGCAAGAAGGTCTATCAGTATGTCTAACCATAAAACCTTTATTATGATATGTTGTTGTAAACCAATATGATGGAATTAATTCTTCTCCAAGTATATTTTCAAGAATTGGTTTAACTCTACGAACCACAAAAACAGAAGATGGTGGAGCATAACAACACATTACTTTACCTCTTTCAGGATCATGGTGAGATTTTAATCCACCAAGATCATGAACAGCACCCATTAAGTTTTGATATTTGATTTGTATTGCTTCTGTTGGTGAAATAATATTAGGTAGATAATGCCATCCTCTTTTTTCAAAGTTTGATATTGTTTTATTTTTTAATCCAAATATTTTCATTAATATTATTAAAGTAATATATTATGTATCCTTCAACCCTAACAAAGGTATTCTACTTATATTTGGATCACTTGTCAAGGGGTTGTTTTTTTGCTATAATAAAATGTAGGATTGTTTTATATGGATGATATGAATTTTTCTCAGTATGCTTTGAATTCTGGAGGAATTGTAGAACCTTTAATTATTCCATCCGAACATACTAATGGTACTGGCCTTTTCAATCCATCGGTTTTTGTTGATGGAAATGATATTTTTGTAAATATAAGGCACTGTCAATATACGCTGTACCATTCTGAAAAGAATAACTATGAGCATCAGTGGGGACCTCTTTTATATTTAAATCCAGAAAATGATATTTCTTTGACAACTACAAATTATTTTGGAATTTTGGATGAAAATTTAATTTTAACTTCATTTGATAAAATAGATACTTCTAACTTTGATAGAAAACCTTTATGGGAATTTGTCGGGTTGGAAGATTGTAGAATTGTTAAATGGGAAGAAAAATTTTATCTTTGTGGTGTTAGGAGAGATACAACTACAAATGGTGTTGGTAGAATGGAATTATCTGAAATCGATATTCCCAATTCATTTAAAGAAATTAATCGGCATAGAATACCTGTACCTGAAAATTCAGATAGTTATTGTGAAAAAAATTGGATGCCTATATTAGATCAACCATATCACTTTGTTAAATGGTCCAATCCAGTACAAATTGTTAAATATGACATAAAAACTAATACAACCAAAACAGTTTTTCTTGGTAATCTTAAAGAAAATATGATGCAAAATCTGAGAGGAGGATCTCAGGTAATGCCATATAAAGATGGATATATATGTATACACCATATTACATATCTTTTTCGTAGTGAACAAGATAGAAAAAATGCAACATATCGGCATGTATTTACTTATTGGGATAAGAATTGGAATGTTTTAAAACAATCTAAACAGTTTGATTTTATGGGAGCAAATATTGAATTTTGTTGTGGTATGTCTAAGTATAAAGATGATTATATAATTACATTTGGATTGCAAGATAATGCTTCTTATGTTTTAAAAATTTCTGAAGATGCGTTGGAGAATTTTATAAATGAATGAAAAAAATTATTTAATTGAATATATTCTAGATCCAGAAAATCCTGAAACTAATTTTAATTTAGCAACAGAATATTTTTCTATAGGGCAAACTGCTGCAGCAATTTCATTCTTTCTTAGATGTGCCGATAGATCTGGAGACGATTTAGACCTAGCATATGAGTGTTTACTTCATATTGGAACTTGTTTTGATCTTCAAGGAAATAGATTTGAACATGTTCGTTGCATGTATAAACATGCAATGTCTATTCTTCCAAAAAGACCTGAAGCATATTATAAACTCGCAAACTTCCAAAATTGGCACAACCAATATCAAGATGCATATTATTTGTGCAAACAGTCTTTAGAAAATTGTGATTTCGATTCACCTAAACTTAGATTAGAATGTGGATATCCAGGTAAGTGGGGTATTTTATATGAAAAGGTAGTATCATCTTGGTGGTGGGGAAAAACGGAAGAACATAAAGAAGGTCTTCTTGATTTAAGAAATATGTATTTCAATGATTTGGATGATTATCATAAAAATTTTGTACAGACAAAGATTAAAAATTTAAATATTGAGGTTGAAGAAAAAAATGTGGATAAATTGGAAATTGGAAGAAAAAAAATTATAGATTGTTTTAGATTCTTTAATGAAAAAGAGTTGTTAGAACTAAGGTATAAACTTCTTCATGATAAAGTTGATAAGTTTATAGTTCTTGAGGGAACAAAAACTCATAGTGGAAATGATTGGAAACCTTTGGCAAAAGAATATATCAAGGAATTGAATTTGCCAGAGGAAAAATTTATTTTTGTTCAGACTAACCTTCCATCAAATGATGAAGATGTTGAAAATACTGAATTTGACATTATTTTTCGCTCTTTGTCTGGAAAATCAAATGATACTTATAAAAATTCTTTGAATGCAAGAACAAGAGAGAGATTAGTCTTAGATGATTTGCTTTCTGTTATTTCGCAATTTGATGATAGAGATATATTTTTTGTTTCAGATGCTGATGAAATTATCAACCCAAAATATATAAATTATTTTACTTATAATATATCTAAGAATCAAAATAAAATTATTAAAATACCCCTAGTGGAACTAGAAGGAAGAGCAAATTTTAGAGTATATCATTCCGATACTAATATTCCATTAAGTATCGACAATGTTTTTTTCGTATGCACTAAGAAGCATTTTGAAAAAGCAACTCCCGCTCAGATGAGATTTAATATTCAAAATCCTTTTGAAACAGTATATGTTACAGAAGATGGAAAGAGATTAAAAGATTGTGGGTGGCATTTTAGTTGGATGGGTGATTCTAGTAGATTAAAGACAAAACAAAAATCAACATCACATTATGCAGATCACATAGAATCTGCAATCATAAAAGACATGAATTCAAAAGAACTTGAAGACTATATCGACAAATGGACTCCAAAAGATAATGGTTTAAATACGTGGGGAAATAAAAAAGTAGTTTTAAGGAATTATGATTTAAATAATCTTCCATCAGAAATACTTGAGTTTGAACATTTAAAAAAGTTTTTTATACCAGAAACTTTAAATATAGAACCTCATGATCCATTTATAAAAGAATCAACAAGAAGAACAGATATTATTAATTTTCTAATCGAAAAAACAAAATCCAAAAAATATTTGGAAATAGGAGTTAGTAAAGGAGATAATATTTCAAATATAATATGTGATTATAAAGTTGGTGTTGATCCAAATGAGGATAGTCCAGCAACATTTCATTTAACTTCGGATGAGTTTTTTAAACAAAATAAAGAAAAGTTTGATATTATTTTTATTGATGGACTTCATGAATATAATCAAGTTTTAACGGACATTTTAAATTCCCTTGATATTTTAAATGTTGGTGGGTATATTATTTGTCATGATATGAATCCAACGAAAGAAGAATATCAAAGACCATATCCTGTTGTTGATACTTGGAATGGGGATTCTTGGAAAGCATTTGTTCATCTTCGTAAGGAGAGAAATGATTTGGAAATGTTTGTTGTTGATACTGATCATGGGTGCGGAGTTATTAGAAAAGGTATTCAAAATTTAGTTGAAAAAAAAGAAGATCTTGTATATGAAAATCTTGAAAGAAATCGTGAAGAATGGTTAAACTTAATAAAAGTTTCGGATTTTAAAAAATTATTTGAGTATGAAAGTTCTATTCCCATGATAGGAGTTCCTATAGTAAATGGAGTTCACTGGTTAAAACGATTAATAGATAGCGTTGATTATCCCGTAAAAGAGTTTTTTATTATTAATAATAATGGAAAAGGGGAAATTGATGAGGACTTAAATAAGATAGCAAGTATAAAACATCCATTTATAGAAAAAATTAAAGTAACCCATCTACCATCTAATCTTGGGGTAAGTGGTGCATGGAATTTGATTATTAAATCATATATGAATTGTCCGTATTGGATCATTGCAAACAATGATATTTGTTTTACATCTGGTTTACTGAAGAAAATGAATGAAGAAGCATTAAAAACAGATTCCGGTATGATACACGCTAAAAAATCTGATTGGGGAGGTGGATCTTATGATTTATTTTTAATAAAAGATTGGGTTGTCCAAGAGTGTGGATTATTTGATGAAAACTTATATCCAGCTTATATAGAAGATGTTGATTATCACATTAGAATAACAACAAAAAACATAAAATCCAGTTTCTTAAATATTGACTATCTGCATGGAGAATCTGACTATAAAACTAGTGGTTCTCAAACCTGGAGATTAAATATGGATTTAAAGGAAAAAGTGAATAAATCGCGAACATTAAATAAAAATGAATATCTTACTAAGAAATGGGGAAAAAATTTTTTTTCAGATACATATTCTAATCCATTTAATAATGAAACCTATGATATATCATATACTACTTATGATTTAAATTTTAATAGACAAAAATATTTGGGATTTTAAATGAAAAACACCACTAAAATTTTAAGTTCATATCGTCAACTTGCAATGAAAAAAATTATTGATTACTTTTTTTTCTTTAATGAAAAAGAACTTCTTGAACTAAGATTAAATTTATTAAAAGATTATGTTGATGAATTTATTATTGTAGAAGCTAGTCATACATTTAGTGGAAATAAAAAAGAGTTTATTTGTAAAGATTTGATTAAAGAATTTGGTTTTGAGAATCAAGTTACTGTAATTGAAATTGATTATGATAAAATAAATTTAACGCCAGATGAAGTTGATTTTTATGAAGCAAGCGTGGCAAAAAATACTGGTCGAGAATTATATTGGACTAGAGAAAGACTGCAAAAAGATGGACTACTTAATATTATTGACAAATATGATGACGATACCGTTTTTATTTCTAGTGACTGTGATGAGATAATAAATCCAGAGTTTATTGAATATTTTTCAAATGTGTGTAGATGTTTAAATGGCAATTATTTAAAAGTTCCTTTAGTTCTTCTGGAAGGTAGAGCGGATAAAAGACTTTTTATTGACGATACTCCTGCAGATTGGAGTAAATCTTTAGTTTTATGTACTGCTAAACAATTAAAAAATGGAGGATCTCCGACCAAATTTAGGGGACAATATAAATGTCCCATTTCTCCAGTTTGGGTAACTCAAGATAATAAAATCATTCAAGATTGTGGATGGCATTTTACATGGATGGGAGAAGAAAGGAGAAATGAAAAGGCAAAATCCTTCTGTAATCATGGAAATTTGTCTGTAGTAAATAACTTATCAGTAGAATCATTCAAACAAATTGTTAAAGATGATAAACTCGTTGAGGAATATAAAAATAAATGTAATTATGTTCTGAAAAATTACCCATTAGAATCTCTTCCTCAAATTATTTTTAAATTACCTAGAGTCAAAGAATTTTTGTTACCCCAAGAAAAAAATATAGAAACAGGTTTAAATTTTGGTATATCATCTAACACAAAATCAACTACATGGATGGTGGACAATTTTTATGAAAATCCGGATTCAATAAGAAAATTTGCATTGGAACAAGATTATCATATTGGTGGTATTGGTAGAGGGTATATTGGTAATCGAACCCATCAACAGTTTTTATTTCCAGGACTCAAAGAAAGATTTGAGCAAATAATGGGTAAAAAAATTACTAAGTGGAAAGAGCATGGAATGAATGGTAGATTCCAATATTGTTGGTCTGGGCAACCAATTGTATATCATTGCGACTCTCAGATGTGGGGAGGTATGCTATATTTAAGTCCAAATGCTCCTTTTGAGTGTGGCACAACTTTGTACGCACACAAAAAAACAAGAGCTAGAACATATAATGAAGAAGGGTATGATGCTTCTTGGAAAGATATTCCGGGAGATTATCATTTAGATGGAACTCCTTTTGAACCAGTAGATGTTCTTGGCAATGTTTATAATCGTTTGGTCATCTTTGATGCTAGTTGTATTCATTCTGCATCAAAGTATTTTGGTACAGTAAAAGATAACAGTAGATTGTGGCAAATGTTCTTTTTTGATACGGAAAATTAAGATGAATATAGAATTTCTATTTCTGGAAACGTGTATTTTAATAAAAAAATTTTTTAATTATTTTATCTCTATCTATTTTTGGTTTTTATGTTACAATCATAAATATCATATATGGGATATAGAAATATAGGAGTATTTTGCGGTGCCATTGAATAAACCTTCGGACTTCTTTGAGAAGAAAAAGAATGAAGAAAAGTTAAATAATGAAGAAATAGAAATTGAATCTCAAAAAAAAATTTTATCTCCTTCCGATTTATTGGATGAGAAGGAAGAGATTGTTGTTGAAGAAAATAATGAGGAGGAGGAAGTAGTAGAAGGTGTAGATAATGTTGAGAATAAAAACTATCAAAGAATTATAGAACTTGAGAAATTAGTTGAACAAGTAAAATCTCAAGTTTCTAATATTCCTGAAGTAGTTGATTATAAAAAAGATATAGGACAACTGTCTGTAGAATTAGATAGGCTTCGTAGAGCATTTGGTTATAGTGAAGCAGAAAAATTATTAGTTAAACCTTTACAATTTCCAGAAATTCCTGAAGTAAAATATTATGATGAGGATATAAAATTACTTCATAAATTAGTCGCAGAAATACAACAAAAACAAGAAATTGTTTCTTTGTCTGAAGGACTTCTCGATGAAAAAAATCCTGATGCTAATACGAATTTTGCAACCTTAGATGATCTTTCAAATCACTATCGTCTTTTTGTCAATCGTATTCAACAACAATTATCCACATTAGGTGGAGGTGGTGAGACGCAACTTAAGTATCTTGATGACATTGTTGGTATTGCTACTAATGCATCTGCATATGATGGTAAGTTTTTAAGATATGATCATTCGATAAGGAAGTTTGAATTTGTAACTAACAATAGCGGTGGCGGTGGCGGTGGAACAGGTTACTTTGAACAGACTGCTGCCGGTATTCATACTACAAGTAGCGTCGGCATTGGAACTACGGCAGATTCTGAATATAGTCTGCTTGTCGAAGGAGATGCAAGAGTTACTGGCATTTTAACTGTCGGTCCTGCTTCCGTAACTATTGATGGTATCAATAATGAAGTTACTATTGGTGCTGGTGTAACAATCTACGGAAACACTGGTATTATTAGTGCTACTTCGTTTTACGCTAATGGTTCTTTCCTAACTGGTACTCAAGGAACCGATGGAACCCAAGGAACCACAGGTACTCAAGGTACAGATGGTACTCAGGGAACTACAGGTGATGGTACTCAGGGAACTGATGGCACACAAGGAACCGATGGAACTCAGGGAACTACAGGTACTCAAGGTACAGATGGAACTCAGGGTACTGATGGAACCCAAGGTACAGATGGAACTCAGGGTACTGATGGTACTCAGGGAACTACAGGTGCTGGTACTCAGGGAACCGATGGAACTCAGGGTACTGATGGTACTCAGGGAACTACAGGTTCTGGTACTCAAGGAACCGATGGAACTCAGGGTACTGATGGTACTCAGGGTACTGATGGTACTCAGGGAACTGCAGGTTCTGGTACTCAAGGAACTGATGGAACCCAAGGTACTGATGGAACCCAAGGTACAGATGGAACTCAGGGAACTACAGGTTCTGGTACTCAAGGAACTGATGGAACCCAAGGAACCGATGGAACCCAAGGAACCACAGGTACTCAGGGAACCGATGGAACCCAAGGTACTGATGGAACCCAAGGTACTGATGGAACTCAGGGAACTACAGGTTCTGGTACTCAAGGAACTGATGGAACCCAAGGTACAACAGGAACTCAGGGAACCGATGGAACCCAAGGAACCACAGGTACTCAAGGAACCGATGGAACTCAAGGAACCACAGGTACTCAGGGTACTGATGGAACTCAGGGAACCACAGGTACTCAGGGTACTGATGGAACTCAGGGAACCGATGGAACCCAAGGTACTGATGGAACTCAGGGAACTGATGGAACCCAAGGTACAGATGGTACTCAGGGAACTGATGGTACTCAAGGAACCGATGGAACTCAGGGTACTGATGGCACTCAGGGAACTACAGGTTCTGGTACTCAAGGTACAGATGGTACTCAAGGAACCACAGGTACTCAGGGTACTGATGGAACCCAAGGTACAGATGGTACTCAGGGAACCGATGGAACCCAAGGTACTGATGGTACTCAGGGAACCGATGGAACCCAAGGAACCACAGGTACTCAGGGTACTGATGGAACCCAAGGTACAGATGGTACTCAGGGAACCGATGGAACCCAAGGAACCGATGGAACCCAAGGAACCACAGGTACTCAAGGTACTGATGGTACTCAGGGAACCGATGGAACCCAAGGAACCACAGGTACTCAAGGTACTGATGGTACTCAGGGAACCGATGGAACCCAAGGAACCACAGGTACTCAGGGTACTGATGGAACTCAAGGAACCACAGGTACTCAGGGTACTGATGGAACCCAAGGAACCACAGGTACTCAGGGTACTGATGGAACTCAGGGAACCGATGGAACTCAAGGAACCACAGGTACTCAGGGAACCGATGGAACCCAAGGTACTGATGGAACCCAAGGAACCACAGGTACTCAAGGAACCGATGGAACCCAAGGTACTGATGGAACCCAAGGAACCACAGGTACTCAAGGAACCGATGGAACCCAAGGTACTGATGGAACCCAAGGAACCACAGGTACTCAAGGAACCGATGGAACCCAAGGTACTGATGGAACCCAAGGAACCACAGGTACTCAAGGAACCGATGGAACTCAAGGAACCACAGGTACTCAGGGTACTGATGGAACCCAAGGTACTGATGGAACTCAAGGAACCACAGGTACTCAGGGTACTGATGGAACTCAGGGAACCGATGGAACCCAAGGTACTGATGGAACCCAAGGTACTGATGGAACCCAAGGTACTGATGGAACTCAAGGAACCACAGGTACTCAGGGTACTGATGGAACCCAAGGTACTGATGGAACTCAAGGAACCACAGGTACTCAAGGAACCGATGGAACTCAAGGAACCACAGGTACTCAAGGAACCATAGGTACTCAGGGTACTGATGGAACTCAGGGAACCGATGGAACCCAAGGTACTGATGGAACCCAAGGTACTGATGGAACCCAAGGTACAACAGGAACTCAAGGAACCGATGGAACCCAAGGTACTGATGGAACCCAAGGTACTGATGGAACTCAAGGAACCACAGGTACTCAAGGAACCGATGGAACCCAAGGTACTGATGGAACCCAAGGTACAGATGGTACTCAGGGAACTGATGGAACCCAAGGTACAGATGGTACTCAGGGAACCGATGGAACCCAAGGTACTACTGGAACTTCAGTACAAGGTACAACAGGAACTTCGGTACAAGGTACAACAGGAACTTCGGTACAAGGTACTACCGGAACTTCAGTACAAGGTACAAAAGGAACTCAAGGTACAACAGGAACTTCAGTACAAGGTACAACAGGAACTTCGGTACAAGGTACTACCGGAACTTCAGTACAAGGTACAACAGGAACTTCGGTACAAGGTACTACCGGAACTTCGGTACAAGGTACTACCGGAACTTCAGTACAAGGTACAAAAGGAACTCAAGGTACAACAGGAACTTCGGTACAAGGTACAACAGGAACTTCGGTACAAGGTACTACCGGAACTTCGGTACAAGGTACAACAGGAACTTCGGTACAAGGTACTACCGGAACCTCTGGACCAGTAGCAGGATCTGCGAATCAAATTGTTTATAAGAATAGTAGTAATACTGCTGCAGGGTCAGATTCATTTACATATAGTGGCCCTTCTTCTGGTGTTGGAACAATTGGAATAGGAACTATAATTGATATTGTTCACTATGATACTTTAAATAGTGGAACTTTAAGTTTTGAAGCATCTGCTGGTCAGTTGTTCTCTATTACTAATAACCTTTCTTCAGGAAGTATCTTCTCAGTCAATGATATTTCGGGTATTCCTTCAATTGATGTTGATGCTGGTGGCACTATTTTAGTTGGACCATATAGTACCACTGGAGATAAAGTTGGAATTGGCACTACTAATCCACAATATAAATTACATGTAAGTGGTAACACCAATATTGATGGAACTCTTACTGTCAATGGTGCTGCAATAAGTGGTGGTTCGGGCACTCAAGGTACAACAGGAACCCAAGGTACTACCGGAACTTCAGTACAAGGTACAAAAGGAACTCAGGGTACTACTGGAACTTCAGTACAAGGTACAACAGGAACTTCGGTACAAGGTACAACAGGAACTTCGGTACAAGGTACAACAGGAACTCAAGGAAATATTTCAGGTGTACGATATAACTTTAGTACTGATATCACTACTAGTGCGATACCTGCAGGTACAATTAGATTTAATTGGGGAGGTATTAGTGGTGTAAGTCAGATATATGTACACAAAGATGATGCTAATTCAACTACTCAAACAGGATGGATTACGTCTTGGGATGATTCTACAAGTTCAACTAAAGGTTATTTGACACTTAAGTCCGCATCAACTTCTGGAACTCAATATACTACAGTATTTAATGTTACTTTGGTATCATCTCTACAAGGATCCGGATCTAATCAATATTATCTTGTTAATGTTAGTAATCCATCAGGTTCTGTACCTTCTAATAGTCATCCGTTGGCATTAACATTCTCAAGAACTGGTGATGCTGGAGGAGGAGGTGGTGGTGGAGGTAGCAGTGCATTAACTACACTTGCTTTTTTAAATTCTTAATAAATATTTTTAATAGGAGAAACACTCTAGAGAATGGCTAATCCAAATATAATAAATGCAACAAGTATCTACGGAAAATCGGCTGGTCTTGGACTTGGAACTGTTGGTTCCGCAATAGTATCAAATCCAACATCTAGTGGAAAAATTATTAAAATTAATACTTTAACCGTTGCTAACGTTGATGGAACGAATGCTGCCGATCTTACAGCATATGTGAGCAAAGCTGGTACTAACTATATGCTTGCATGGACTGTATCAGTTCCTGCTGATGCAACTCTTGTTTTAATTTCAAAAGATACTTCAATATATCTTGAAGAAAATAGTGGATTATACTTATATGCAAGCAACACTTTTGATCTGCACGCATTCTGTTCTTATGAAGAAATTAGTTAATTATGGGATATTATACTAAAAATGGTGGTTTAATTGGATTTGGTAATATAAGTGAAAAAAGAGGAGTTTATGATTTAATTGCATCACAAGTTATCGGTGATGCGCTATATTCATTTACTAGTTTCACATTTACTAGTGCAGGAGTAAGTGGATATCAAGGACCAACTCTTGCTCAGTGTCAAAGTGCATATTCTGGTGCTGTATTTTTGACATCTTATTTTTCTGTAAGTGGTGGAATACAGCAATGGACTGCTCCGGAAACTGGCACATATGAAATAGAGTTGAGAGGTGGAAGTGGTGGAGGTAATACGACAGGTACTTATAATCCACGTGATCCTGGACAGGGAGCACTTATCATAACAAGAGTTAACTTGACAAAAGGAACAGTTTATAATATTGTTGTTGGACAAACACCAACTGGTGCGGTATCTAAAAATGGATCTGCCGGTGGTGGAGGAACTTGGATTTATACTGGTTCTATTGGAGGTTCTGGTTTAGTTGCTGTTGCTGGTGGTGGAGGAGGATGGGGACATGGAAATAGCACCAGCAATGGTGGTAACGGATTGGGTGGAAATAATAATTCTAATGGTGATAGTAGACGAGTTGCTGTAAATACTATTATTAATGGAAGAACTGGTAATGGTACTGGATCTACTAACGGTATTGGGTATGGTGGTGGACTTTCTACAACAGGAAGTTTTGGTGGTTCTGCTGGCGGTGCTGGTTGGTTGAGTGATGGTTCTGACCTTGCTAGTCAAGCAGACGGTGGTCATAGTTCCGGAACTCCCAATTGGCAAGGTGGTACTTCTACTGACACTACTGCTCTATATGGGGGATTTGGGGGTGGTGGAGGATCTAACGGAAATGGTGAAGGCGGCGGTGGCGGCGGCGGATATACTGGTGGTCCTGCTGGTAATGATTGGTCAGGTAGTACTTGGGGAAATGCTGGCGGAGGAGGATCTTATTGGACTGGAACACTTGTTTCTGCTACTGCAGGTGCTGATGGAGGAACTGGTGGTCATCTTAGAGCGAATGCAACAAATGGATATGCAAAAATTACTAGAGTATAGAGGTAATATAAAATGAGAAGAAATTCGGGAATAATTGGTCAAAAACAACAAATATCTTTAACTAGTGCATCTGGTGTGCATGAGATTTTTGATAATTATAATGGGGAAATAGATGGTAAATGGCCAATAGTTAAGAAAGTTACAACTATATCTAATAGTAATGGTACAACTTTTCCTGAAGGTTCTACTTCAACTTTTAGTATAACTACAGAAGGATTTAATAATGGTGATATTGTTTATTGGACTATTGCTAATGTATCTGGTACTTCTTTGTCAGCAGCTGATTTTGATCTGGGATTAAGTGGAAGTATTACTATAACTAATAATACTACTAGTGTTGCTATCAAACCGACTGCTGATGGACTTGCTGAAAATAATGTTGTTAAATTGCAAATAAGACTAGGTTCAACATCTGGTCTAGTTTTAAATGAAACTGCTAATTTGACTGTAACTGATGCCGCACTTCCTGTCGGAACTGATATTACAACATCTTTCTACGAAATAAGCAATAGATTTATTGATTCGCAATCATATATGGGAACTACTAGTGACTATAATGGTCCATATGATGTTGGTCAAGTTCAAACTGATTTTACTGGTACGGGAAGAGTTTATATTGGAGTAAAAGTAACAGCATCAACCACTTTTTATAATGATATTCCAATCGCTGGTGTTCAGGTTATATCTGGAACTACTCTTGTAGCATCTTGGATCTTTAATACTAGTACTGGAGGTAGTGGTTCTGCATGGCAGACCTATACATCACAAATTGGTGGAACTTCTACTCAAGGTTTTCCTGTGACACCCGCAACGGCATCTGGTTATACCTATACGAGTATAACAACTAGTGCCAGTATTAGTAGATTTAGTTGGGCAACATCCACTGGTTCAAGTTACACAGGTGCTGCAGATGGTATTAGTAGTACATATAAATTTTCTATAAATGGTGGATCTAATACTCTCGCACCTGTAGGTAATGGAACAATTTTACAATCATCTTCCACTTATTATGCATATCGTGAGACAAGTGGGTCTACACGATATTCTGGAACTGTTATGAGGAGTCCTACATACACTTTTAGTGGTGGAGAATATATAAGAGTTATTCATGCTCTTACGGGTCCTACCAGTATGAGTTCAACAATGAATGGAACTGATAGTTTATATGTTGCTGTTTATTAAGGAGATTTAAAATGCTTTATTCATACAAAGAACAATATCCAGGACCATTACCAGAAAGAATTCGTCTTTCTGATGGTAGCACGAGAACAGATTCTTCTACATTTACTGAAGAAGAACTCACTGATGCGGGGTATGTTGCTGCAGGAGATTCGCCACCTTTTGATGGTGATACTCAAAAGGTAGTTTGGAATGGTGTTGCATGGGAAGTTGTTTCATTAACCGCAGAAGAAATTAATTCTAGAACGGCAGAACTCTGGACAGAAGTTAGAGAAACTAGGGATTTAAAGATTAATGAAGTTGAATGGAGAGTTATGAGAAATTTGAGTGAAACTAGACTGGGTATTACTACTACAACTGATAGTATTTCTGATTTAGACACATACATTCAGGCACTCAGGGATATTACATCTTCCACAACAAATCCATTAGAAGTTGTTTGGCCAACACTTGAAGAATTGAATTCTGGTGGAGATAGTTCAACTTCATGATATTATATGATATAATATTTGGATAATATAGAGTGATCTAAATAAGTCACTATGGTTCTTACAGAAGATATGAATTTTACAATCTATTCAAAAGAAGACTGTCCATATTGTCATAAAGTTAAGACTGTTTTAGAGTTGACAGGCAGTAAATTTGTGGTGTATACTCTTGGAGAGGACTTTACCAAAGAGCAGTTTTATGCCGAATTTGGTGAAGGATCTACCTTTCCACAGGTACTTTGTGATGAGAAAAAACTAGGAGGCGCAGTTGATACAATCAAGTTTCTCAGAGAACAACAAGTCGTCGGATCCTGACATAAATAAAAATAACCACAGTAATCGTGGTGTTGAATTCATTCTTAATGGAGGAAAAAGAAAGCAGACACACCCATTCCACATCATCTTTGAGAAGATGGTTTGCTTTCTAAATCGGGAAGTAAACATCTACTTTGAGTTTTCCTTTAGCACAAGGAAGAGAAATTTAGTTTCCCGGAGAAAGAAAAATGTTAGCAGTTAGTTTAGTTTTTGGTTCGTTTTTGACTATTTTGTTTCTCATAATGGGAGTGGTGATTGGATGGACTGCACGAGAATATATGATGAATTATCGGGAAGTGCCAAGACCTCATCCTGAAATGTTTGACAACCAAGGGAATTTAATACCTGATGAAGTAATTGCATTTAATTTTGAAAACTATCATGACAACAGCACAGAAGAAGACGACTACGACGAGTCTTGAATTACCAAAAAATCCTTTTGTATTTGAAATTTTAGATTTAGTATCGAAGCAAAGATCCAAAGCAAAAAAAGTTGAAGTTCTCAAAAAATATGATGATCCTTCATTGAAAGCAGTGCTTATTTGGAATTTTGATGATAGTATTATTACACTGCTACCAGAGGGTGAAGTGCCTTATTCTGGATATGAAGAGCAATCAAAAAATAAAGGATCTTTGACTACTAAAATTACAGAAGAAGTCCGTAAGATGCACACTACAGGATCTTTTTCTCTGGGTGCAAGTGATAGACAAGGACATACTACTATCCGTAGAGAATTTAAACACTTTTATCAATTTATTAAAGGTGGTAACGATGGTCTTAATAATATTCGTCGTGAAACCATGTTTATTAATATTCTCGAAGGACTTCATCCACTTGAAGCAGAGATTCTTTGTTTGGTAAAAGATAAAAAACTCTCTGATAAGTATAAGATCACCAAAGAAATTGTTGCTGAAGCATATCCTGATATTAAATGGGGAGGTCGTTCGTAATGGCAAATAAACTGGCAGATCCGCCAAAGAAAAAAGAAAAAACTATGGAACAACCTAGCATCAAACCATTAGGTCCAAAGTATGGATGTGAGGTTTTGCAAGAAAAGACAACACGCCAGTTAGCAAACGATAAGACTCTCCCAAATGATGCGTATTTGATTACTTATGTTGTTGATGGAGAAACTTACATGGATTTGACTCGTTGTAAGAGTCAGGTAAGTTTGTTTGATATGTACTATGATACTTATGGTGCATTATCAGTGCAAAACATTGAGTATGGATACGGTACAGTCAATCCAAAACTCTGGGGCAATAAGGCACCCGAAACCAAAAAGCGAAAGTGATTCCCAAAATCGGCGGAAAAAAATCCCGGTAAAAATTTTCTCTCTAAGGTTTTTTAAAATTGTAATACAAAAAGTTGTATCAAACCGAACTTTTTGTAGTGGTTAATACAACCACTTGACTATATAGAATATCGGGTCTATAATAGACCTGTCGTTCATCGGGGAAACCCGACGCAAGTAAG